TGCAAACTGATGCGCCGGAAGGGTTCAAGCTTCTGATGCGTCGGCGTCTGGAAAAGACGATGGAAGGTGACTTCGAGACTGACTCGATGCGTTACAAGGCAACCGAGCGTTACGATGTTGGCTTCACCGATCCGCGTTGTGCTTATGGCACTCCGGGTGTGTAAAAAAATGGGGGCGGTGTAAAAACCGCCCCTTTTCTGTCAAATGGTCAAACTTTTCAAGAAGGAGACCTCAAATGCCTCAATTTTCTGATGATTTGTTTTTGGGCCCTGCCCAAACGTACATGGGTACGGGTATTCGCCCGTACACCACCACTTTCACTGGCTCGATGTCGGGAACGACATTGACCGTTACCGCCTTGTTGCAAGGCGCACCAATCGTCGTTGGTATGTATGTTGACGGCACTAGCGTGACCGACGGCACTTACATTACCGCGATGGGCACTGGCTCTGGCGGCACTGGAACTTACACGATCAACCAATCTGTGACCGCCTCTAGCACCACGATGATCGCGCATGGCAACATTGCGTTTGATGATCCGTCTCCAATGGACTTGGGTATTGGCCCTCTGGGTCGCATCTACGTTTGGGATGTGATTCCTCAAGCCAAAGTTGCAAACAACCTCGCTACGGCTCAATCGCCAAGCGCCACATTCACTTTGACTGCTGGCACCTCGGTGAAGTCTGTAGTTTTGAGCAACGGCTCAACTGGCTACCAACTTGATTTGCCTCGCGCCCTGATTCTTACAATCGGCACAGGCACCATTGCAAACCAAACCATCACCATCAGCGGCTATGACTACTATGGTCAGCCAATGAGTGAGGCAATTGCAACTGGCACAGTTCAGTCCACCACCAAGACTGGTAAGAAAGCCTTCTTCATCGTTACTTCCATCACCACCACTGGTGCTGTTGGCGGTACTGTTGCAGTCGGTACAACTGACATTCTGGGTCTGCCTGTTCGCGTGTTCAACGTGGCCTACATTGCCAGCGTGAAGTCCAACAGCACGTTGGCTCAAGACGCTGGCACTTTCGTAGCCGCCGACACCGCAACCGCAACCACCACCACTGGTGACGTTCGCGGCACTTATGTCCCCGCCACTGCATCGGACGGTCAAGTTCGCACAGTAATGGGAATTCTGTTGCCCGGTATCGCCGTTGGCCCTAACGCAACTCGCGTTGGTGCTTTGGGTGTTAACCAAAACCTTGTTTCCTAATAGGAGGGCATCATGGGTCAATTCAAACCAATGGTGAAGATGTTCACCGATGAGCCTTCAGTTATTCTGAAACTCAAAAAAGGTGGCAAAGTCAAATCTGCTAAACATGCAGAGGGTTTCAAGTCGATGTCTCAGACATCTGGCGGGAATCCGTTTGCTGCTGCGGAAAAAGGTAAAGCACCCAAGAGGCCGTCGATGGCTGAACGTCGCCGTGCCATGAATCCCAACATGTACGCCAAGGGTGGCAAAGTGGCGCACAAGCAGATGGGTGGAGCCATGCCGGGTGCTGCAGGTGCTGGAGCATTGGGTGGGATGGCTCCGATGGGGACTGGAGCTGCAATTGCTCCGATGAATCGCGCTGCCGTTGCTGGAATGGCTCCGAATGCTCGAGTAGCGAGGGCTGCGATGCTTCGTCGTATGCTGACTGGCATGAAGAAGGGTGGTGCTGCTGCGGCTTCCTGCGCAAAGCTGGAACGTGAACTTAAGCACCATGAGGCAATGTCTGCCAAGCGTGCTCACGGTAAAGCGTCAGGTGGAGCGATTGATAGGGCAGAAACTCGCACGACCATTGAGAAGGGTGCTGGCAAGTTTGACAAGACCAAGATGGACACGGACAAGCGTGATCGTGCTCATGGTACTGGTGAAGTCAAGGAAGGCAAGCCGGGTGGTTATGCAATGGGTGGTTCGATTATGGGCAATGAAGGCCCATTCAAGAACACCAAGATGGACACGGCGAAGCCTGATCATGCACATGGTACTGGTGGTGTGCGGATGGGCAATGCTGGTGGATTTAAGCATGGCGGCAAGGCCATGAAATACGCTTCTGGTGGAAAGATTGACGCCAAGCTGACCCGTACCACTGTTGAAGGTGGCAATTGGGAAAACCGTCCTGCAAACACTTCCAAATCCGGTAAGACCAACACCAAGACTGGTGAGGTCAAGGAGGCGAATGGCGGTGGCTACAAGCGTGGAGGGCGTGCCTCAAAAAAAGCCTTTGCTACGGGGGGTCAAGTCGTTGATGACGGCAAGGCAGTAAAAATGCCTCGTCACTTCGTCTCGCGTCCCGTAGCCAACAGCTTGCAATCTGGCACCTTCAAAAGTGGTGGCAAGGTTAAGATGGCTGACGGAGGAAATGTTCCATCAGACATTGCAGACCAATTGCAGATGAGGAAAAACCAGCGTGCTTATGAAGAATACGAGCGCAGGAAACCTGAAGAGAACCGGGAAGACAAAGAAATGATTCCTGAGTTTCTTAGGGATATAGGCAACAAGGTTAGAAACGTTTTTACTAGCCCTAAGCCTCCTGCTGGTAGTGTAACTAAGACCGAGAAATCGGTCACAGTGGCTCCACGCAAGCGCGGAGGCTCCGCGATGTGCTAAATCTAAGTAGGGGCTTCGGCCCCTGCTTTTAATTGGAAAAAAACATGAGTAATGGAATTGTTGCTTCAGTCACGCGTGCTGGCGCATACGAGCCGTTTGAATTACAAGTTTCCCGTGGTCAAATCATGGGTCACAGCATAGCAAATATTTTTGCTTACGGAACTACACCTGCCACAGCAGGGTTGTTTAGAACCGTATGGGAAAACATGGCTTCAGCCGACTATGTGTTTCCATCATCTGCGTCCACAATGAATTTGGTAAGCACCGTCGCAGGAGATACCGCCACCATCACAATTACTGGTCTTGATGCCAGTTACAACTTAATTTCTGAAAACTTGGTTTTGAATGGAACAACCAATGTTCCAACGACTAAATCATATTTCCGTATTAACAACATATCAGTATCCGCTGGTTCGGCAACTAACCCTACAGGCGTGATTACATTGTCGGTGAGTTCAACTGTTTACGCGCAAATTAACACGCAGGTTGTTAATGGCGTGACCAGTAGTATTGGTACATCACAAATGGGTGTGTATACCGTTCCTAATGGCTATACATTTTATGGTTACAGATACGGTGCATATTCATCTTTCAACGGCAACAGCGCCAATTACACAACCTACAGAGCATTGAGCAATGCTTCTTCTGGTGTGCAAAAAGTTATTGTGCAAACACCGTTCAATACTAATTATGAAGTTCAAAGGCATTTTCCATTTCCATACCCGTCCGGATCGGATTTGAGATTCCAAGTGGCAAGCAGTGCCGCAACAGCCGCAGTGGTGAGCATCAATATTGGCGGTGTTTTGATAGAAAACAACAACAACGTCACTGGTGTAGGAACCTGATCATGCCAAGCAAGTCACCTGCTCAACATCGTTTGATGGAAGCCGCCGCCCACACTAAAGGTGGATTTGGTGATGTGCCCCAGAAAGTCGGCAAAGAGTTTGTCAAAGCCGATGAAGGCAAGAAGTTCGCTAAGGGCGGCCTCTATGCCAACATTCACGCCAAGCAAGAGCGTATTGCTCATGGCTCTGGCGAGAAGATGCGCAAACCCGGATCCACGGGAGCACCGACTGCAAAAGCATTTGAAGAATCGGAAAAAACGGTTAAAAACGCCAAGGGTGGCGGCGTGAGGCTGTCTATTGGTCGTGGTGAAAAATTACCTGTTTCTCGAGGTGCTGGATTAACTGCTAAAGGACGGGCTAAATATAACCGTGAGACTGGATCTCATCTTAAGGCTCCGCAGCCGCAAGGAGGAGCCAGAAAAAACAGCTTTTGCGCCAGAATGTCTGGGGTGGTAAAACACTCAAAAGGCGATGCTGAACGGGCGAAAGCATCACTCAAGCGTTGGAAATGCCCCGGTTGGTAAAGGAGAAAATTATGAAACCATCTATAAATGCTCGCAGTTTGTACGCCAAGACTTATGCAAAGCATGGAAAAACAATTGGTCAATCAAAAGATGCCGAAAGAAAAGCATACGAAGCTGTTGAAAAAAAACACGGAAAAGACATGCTCGAAAAGTTGAAAGCTTTTCATGAGGCAAACGAACGCGGCGAAGATGGTGAGGAAAAGTCAACACCTCACGGCATCAAACCAAACATTGATTGGTACAAAAAAGGTGGAAAGATCAGCACCGCAGAACACAAAAATCCTAAGCACAAAGGGTGGTAATTCATGGCTTACAGCGGTACTGTCGGACAAACAGTAGTTTCGGTACAAAAATTCATCGACCAAGGTGCTCGCATGTCGGGCAAATTGGCTGAAGAGTTGACTGTTGAGCAAGTCCAAGCTTCCAAGCAGGCCCTGTTTTTCATCCTATCCAACCTGATCAATCAAGGCATCAACTACTGGTGCATCGACAAGAAGGTCTACGGCCTCAAGGCTGATCAGTACGAGTACTTGCTACCCTTGGGTGGCAATGACGTTTTGAACGCGCTGTATCGTCGTTTAAACCGTCCTACACCCGGTGCGACAGGCACATACATCGGCTCCTCTGGCAACGTGGGCTTGGCGTTCGACAATAACGTCTTGACTGCTGACACGCAGACATCGCCAAACGGCTACATCGGCATCAACTACGGCAACAACAATCAGGTCTACGCTGGCTCGATTGGTATCTTGCCTGCCACCTCTGGCTCGTTCCACATCTTGTTGGAATGGTCAAACGATGGCGTGACTTGGAATCTGCTCCAAGACACTGGCGTGACCACATGGGTGAATGGTGAATGGCTGTGGTACGACATCGATCCCGGCCAGACCTGCCAGTACTACCGCATGCGTGAGACTGGTGGCGGCACATTGAGCGTGGCCGAGTTCTATGTTGGCAACAACTCAACTGAAATCACCATGGCTCGTCTGAACCGTGACGACTACACCAACCTGCCCAACAAGAATTTCACGGCCAACCAGCCGTATCAATACTGGTTCAACCGCACGATTCCTCAATCCAAGATCGTGCTGTGGCCTGCTCCGTCTGATCCCTTCGTGCAGATGACCATTTGGTACTCGCGCCAAGTTATGGATGTGGGCGACCTGTACGGTGAAATTGAAATTCCTCAGTACTTTTATCAGGCGATCCAGTGCATGCTGGCTCACCAGATGAGTCTTGTGATGCCGGGTGTAGATCTGACACGCATCCAGTATCTTGAAGTCCAAGCTGACAAGTACTTCACGATGGCCGAGAACGAAAACCGCGACAAGTCGCCGATTTACTACGCACCCAACATTTCCGTCTACACGAGGTAATCGATGCCAAGATTCCTCAATACCGAAGGCAATGCATCGATTGCGATTTTTATTTGCGACCGTTGTCGCATGAAAAGGGCGATCATTGAAGCAATGCCTGATCCGAACTTCCCCGGCCTGAAAGTGTGCCAACAAGGTTGTGCTGACGAAAAAGACCCATACCGACTGCCTGCACGTAAGACTGAGCGCATTACTTTGCAGTATCCTCGCCCAGATGTCAGTGTGGCGGTGAATCCGAACGACATCGTGACCGAGCCATATGGCGGCGAAGTCTTGAGCACCGAACAAAGTGGTCAGACACCATCACAGGACGGAAACCAACAAATTATTGGAACGCAACCCTGACATGCAAGTCTCAATCACTCAACTGCCGCAGGCTCAGGCTTTAACAGGCACAGAATCCGTTCCCATCGTTCAAAACGGGGTGACGGTTCAGACCACGACAGGTTCTATTTCTGGTGCTGGGGCGCTCAATTACCCGTTCCTGACGGTTGGATCAACGGTTGGTCTCACTCAGGCTCGTCAAATTGCTGCGGGCACCGGTCTATCGCTTACCGACGGCGGTGCTGGCTCGAGCCTGCAGATCAATTTGACTGGTGCAGCACTATCTTTAGACTCGAGCGGCACTGGAATACAGGTCAAAACAGGCTTAAATACTCTTAGCAACGTGTCTGTGGGGGTGGGAGCGGGATTAAGTGTTGCCAATGCTGACGGCACATCAGGGAACCCAACTATAAGTCTAGGTACGTTCCTACAGCAGTTCGTGTCTCTTACAGGCACTGGCATGCTGGCGATCCAAAGCGGGTCTGTTGCCAAGGTCAATATTCTTCCTACCACCAGCCAAATTAATGTTACCAATGGGAATGGTGCTGGGGATGTCACGCTGGCTATATCCAATAACCCGACAATCCCCGGTGTTGCTGGGATGGTTCTTCCGGTTGGCACTACTGGCGACAGGTCTGTTTCTCCAGCGATTGGGACTATTCGTTACAACACCTCGCTTGCAAACTTTGAGGGCTACACGGTATCTGGCTGGGGAACGATTGTTGCGGGTTCTGCTTTAACGCTTATAAATACCGGCACGGGTCTTACGGGTGGGCCAATAACCTCCAGCGGCACCATATCCATTGACAGCACTGTTGTCACCCTGACTGGTACGCAGACGCTCACCAACAAGACTCTAACCAGCCCTACTTTAACAACACCGGCTTTGGGGACTCCAGCATCTGGAGTGATGACCAACGTAACGGGTCTTCCTTTGACGACTGGTGTTACCGGCACTTTGCCGATAGCCAATGGCGGCACAAATGGCACGGCAGCGCCTACAGCAGGAACGATTGCATACGGTACTGGTACTGCCATTGCTTATACGGCAGCAGGCACTTCTGGTCAGGTTCTGACTTCGGCTGGAGCCGGAACGCCGACATGGACGACGCCGACCACGGGGACTGTGACTAGCGTAACCGGAACGGCTCCTGTTGTATCGTCTGGTGGTGTTACGCCAGCAATAAGCATGGCTGCTGCGACAGCAAGCGTGAACGGTTACTTAACCAGCACAGACTGGGCCACATTTAACGCAAAGCAGCCTGCTGGAACATACGTCAACTCAGTCAGCGGAACGACTGGACGAATTACCAGTACGGGTGGGGTAACACCTGTTATCGACCTTGCCAGCGGAGTTGCTACAGCGGGAACGACTGGATCGGCAGCCCTGATTCCGGTGATCACAATCGACACTTACGGTCGCGTTACGACGATTACGACCGCTGCAAACCCGCAGGGAACGGTCACCTCCGTCACGGCAGGCACTGGCCTGAGTGGTGGCACGATCACCTCGACCGGCACGATTGCCATAGATTCAACGGTGGCAACTCTGACCGGCACGCAGACGTTGACCAATAAAACCATCAGCGGTGCGTCCAATACCCTGACCAATATCGGCAACAGTTCTCTGACAAACAGTGCGGTCACAATCGGCACCACAAGTATTTCGCTTGGATCGTCCTCCTTGACGCTGGGTGGCCTTACTTCAGTCGCGCTGACTCAAGACCCCGTTTCTGCGTTGCAAGCCGCTACAAAACAATACGTTGACAGCGTGGTCCAAGGGCTTGATCCGAAAGCATCCTGTGTTGCGGCTACAACCGTCAATATCACGCTCTCTGCGGCACAGACGATTGATGGTGTTGCGTTGATTGCAGGGAATCGTTGTTTAGTTAAGAACCAAACGGCATCAGCGGAAAACGGCATTTATTTGGTGGCTTCAGGGGCATGGACTCGCACCACAGATATGGATGTGTGGGCCGAGGTGCCGGGGGCGTTTACGTTCATCGAACAAGGCACCACCCAAGCCGATACCGGCTGGGTGTGTACTTCCAATGCAGGCGGCACGATAGGCACGACCGCTATCACTTTTGTGCAATTTGCCGGTGTTGGTTCCTATACCGCAGGAACGGGTCTAACCCTGACGGGAACGCAGTTCAGCATCACCAACACGGCTGTCACAGCGGATTCGTATGGTTCTGCCACTCAGGTAGGCACATTCACGGTCAATGCACAGGGTCAGTTGACGCTGGCAAGCAACACTACGGTAACGCCAGCGGTAGGCTCCATTACAGGTCTGGGTACAGGTGTTGCAACGGCTTTAGGGGTCAATGTTGGAACGGCTGGCTCTTTTGTTGTTAATGGTGGCGTGCTTGGAACTCCATCAAGTGGCACTTTGACTAATGCAATTGGACTACCCGTATCTACTGGTATTAGTGGGCTTGGAACTGGAGTTTCTACTGCACTTGGAATTAATGTAGGCTCTGATGGCGCGTTTGTGGCGTTCAACGGGGCGCTTGGAACCCCATCAAGCGGAACGGTCACAAACTTGACCGGAACTGCCAGCATTAACATTAATGGTACGGTAGGCGCTACAACCGTAAATACTGGTGCGTTTTCTACACTGACCACTACTGGAACAATTAACAGCATAACGGTAGGAATGGGCGCTGGCAGTGTAAATTCAAACGTAGCCGTTGGATTGCAATCACTTCAAGCAAATACTACTGGTTTTGAAAATACAGCTATTGGCCTTAATTCGTTGTATTCAAATACCATAGGGATACAAAACACTGCTATTGGTAGTTCCTCTTTGTTATTCAACATTAGTGGAAATTATAATACCGCAATAGGCGAAGCAACGCTTCAAGCAAATACAACCGGAAATCAAAATACAGCTACTGGGTCTTTTTCATTAAACCACAACACTACCGGCACTAATAATGTAGCAAATGGGCAATCTGCACTTAATGCAAACACTACTGGCTCTCAAAACACAGCAATTGGCATTAGTGCGCTTTTTTCTGCTACCGCTTCATCTAATACTGCATTAGGATTTTCAAGTGGTTCCAGCATTACAACTGGAGAAAAGAACGTCATCATTGGTAGCTACACAGGTTCTGCGGCACCGATTTCTGCAACTGGCAACAATTACGTTGTTTTGTCAGATGGTGATGGAAATGTAAGGCAATATATCAATTCATCTGGCAACACCACGTTTAACGGAACCATCACCGCAACAGGAATATCTGGCGGCGCATTCTAAGGAAAAAACATGGCTCAAAGCGGATATACGCCCATTCTTATTTATGCTAGTGGAACTGCCACGAATGTTCCATCAGCGTCTAACTTAACTAGCAGTTCTTCTGGCGCTGAACTTGCATTGAACTACGTTGATGGCAAGTTGTATTACAAAGACAACGGTGGCTCAGTTCAGCTACTTGCCAGCAAGTCTGGTGCTAGTGGTTCTGTGACTAGCGTTGCGCAATCATTCACTGGTGGTCTAATTTCTGTCAGTGGATCCCCGATCACCACATCTGGGACTCTTGCTCTGACTGTAGCTGGAACAAGCGGTGGTGTGCCTTATTTTAGTTCCGCATCTACTTGGGCATCTTCTGCTGCTTTGGCTGCAAATGCGTTGATGATTGGTGGAGGCGCTGGTGCTGCTCCGTCAACGATTACTACCGGAACTGGTGTTGTCACCGCTTTGGGAGTGAATACAGGCTCTGCAGGAGCTTTCGTAGTCAACGGTGGAGCATTGGGAACTCCATCCAGTGGAACTGTTACAAATCTGACTGGAACCGCATCCATCAACATTAACGGTACGGTTGGTGCTACGACTCCCAATACGGGGGCGTTCACGACTGGGGCATTTAGTGGGGCGATGACCAGCAGTTTGTCCGCCAATAGTTCAATCAGCAGCGTATTTACCAGCAACAACACGGGAATCGGGGCCGGACTCGGCTCTCAGATTCGCCTTCAAAACAACGGCACAGATATTAGCCGCTGGAAGGTCAGCTATGACGGCTCGGCCTTCACCACTGACATTCTGAGCTACGGGCAAATCACGCTCTCACCCGGCAACAATGCGGGCAGCAATACAACGTCTGTCACGATTAATACCAGTGGCGGCAACGGCGCATGGGGCCAGACAACGCCTGCGGCGGGGGCGTTCACGACTGGAAATTTTACAAGCACTCTGACGCGAACTGTCGGTGCGGGCAACTCCACATCGGTAGACAGCAGTTTCTCCAATGTAATTATTCGTCAAGCTTCGGGCTCGAATGCTGGTTATACAGTGGCAGTGGGGAATGACTCTGATGCTGCGGGCCTTCAAGTTTCGACGCCAAGCGGGATTCGTTCGGCAGCCATTTTTGCATCCTCTGGAGCGTGGACATTTCAAGGTGGTAATAGTACCGGCGTAACGCTCGGGACGTGGGACACCACAAAGCTCGCCGTCACCGGGGCAATCTTTGCAACTGGGGGGATCACTGCAGCTGGTGGCGCATATCCTTCTGCAACTGCATCAACCGTGGTGGCTCTTGGAGGACCAAGTCCGGCTTTTATTTGGTCAAATAATTCTGCTACGGCCGATAACAGCAAATGGGATTTTGTTGCAGCCGGTTCTCAATTGATTGTGCGAGCTATTAACGATGCAAATGGCGCAACAGTAAACCCAATTACAATTACTCGAAATGCAACAACTGCAATTACTGCTATTGACTTTGTTGGGACAACCTCTACGTTTAATGGCGCTTTAGTCGCAACTGGAGCTATCAGCCAGAGCGACCCGTCTAAGACACTCGCATCCGGCTATCAGCACACCATCACGAACGCGGCAAACACCGCATCGTTGACACGCAGCCTTGATGCATCCGGCAACGCCATCGACCGCGTGTTCAAGGCGTCTGGCGCGACATACTCCCTGTATGTACACACCGCAGCGGACGCCGATCAGCTTGCCATCAGCGTTGCAAATACTGGCGCGGTGTCTCTTGCAAACGGCCTCGCCGTCACCGGGGCAATCACTGCAACTGGGGCGATCACTGCATCTGGTGGCGCATATCCTTCTGCAACTGCATCAACCGTGGTGGCTCTTGGAGGACCAGCTCCGGCTTTTGTTTGGTCAAATAATTCTGCTACGGCCAATAACAGCAAATGGGATTTTGTTGCAGCCGGTTCTCAATTGGTTTTGCGAGCTATTAACGATGCAAATTCCGCAACACTAAACCCAATTGTAATTACTCGAAATGCAACAACTGCAATTACTGCTATTGACTTTACTGGGACAACCTCTACGTTTAATGGCAATTTAGTCGCAACTGGAGTTTATTCGTCTACTGTCGGAGCTACCAATAGGGACGTATATGTAGATAGCACTGGTCTTCTTGGGTATGTTTCTTCTATTAGGGCAAGCAAAACAAATATCACTGAACTTTCGGATATTGATTGGTTGCTACAGTTGAACCCTGTTAGCTTCAACTATCGTAAAAAAGACAAGGATGGCTTTTATACTGATGAGGCTGAAACTCCTAAAGAGTACGGACTTATTGCTGAAGACACAGAAAAAGTAAATCCAGAGCTTTGTTTTTATGATTTGGTTGATGAAAAGCTTGAATTGAGAGGCATTAGCTACAGCAAATTGATTGTGCCGATGCTGAAAAAAATACAGGAACTTACTAATCGCGTTATTGAACTGGAGTCAAAATGATCAAGTTGGAACTTGAGTTGGCAGAGGTTAATGGGATCCTGAATGCTCTTGGGCAAATGCCGTTCGTTCAGGTTCAATCTTTGATTATGAAGATTCAGGGGCAAGCTGCTCCTCAAGTTCAGCCTGATGATCCAGAGCAGAAATGAAATTTATTCAGTACGGGAGGACTGAAGAAATGAAATACGAGGATGAACCTCAAGGATGGCGCTTCAAGAAAGAAGTGGCCGTTGGGGATTTAGTTGCTTTTGTCACTGCCTGTATTGCAATCATTGTTGCTTACTCCACTTTAGATCGTAGATTAGCCGTATTGGAAGCTACGGTAGTTACCCAACAGGAACGAGATTCGCGGCAGGACTCTGATTCACTCCGTTATCAACAGCGAATAGACGAGGCGTTGCGAGAAGTCAATCGCAAGTTGGATCGCCTCATTGAGCGTAAGTAACCAAGAAAGGATCAATCATGGGTTGGCTTAAAAAGCGTTTTGGTGAACCTTCCACGATGGCAGGACTGGGTGTTATTTTTGCAATTGCTATTCCGATGGTGCCTCCGCAGTATCAGTTGCTTGCACAAGGTGTAGCTGCTGCTCTTGGTCTTGGTGGTGCAGTTAAGTCTGATCCGGGCAATCAATGAAAGACAGGGTTATATCTGCTGTCACTGTAATGGTAAGCGTTACGCTATGCGTAATACTATTGTCTATGGTGGGAGTGATGTGTGTTGGTCTTTTCACACCAGAAATTGACAACAGCGAGATATTTTCCCTTATCAGCCCTGCATTTCAGACAATCGTCGGTGGATTCATTGGATTATTGGCTGGGATGAAGTTTTCAGAGAGTGAAGATGAAAGATAACTTTGCCAAGTCCTTGGCTACCACCCTCTACCATGAGGGTGGGTTTGTCAATCATCCACAAGACCCCGGTGGTATGACCAATCTGGGGGTAACAAAACGTGCATGGGAGGCTTGGAAAAAGTCTCCAGTAACCGAACAGGATATGAGGAATTTGACGCCTGAGATGGTTGCTCCTTTTTACAAGGAAATGTACTGGGATTTGGCGAAGTGTGACGATCTGCCCGCTGGAGTGGATTACTGCGTTTTTGATGCGGCGGTGAATAGTGGTGTTGGTCGTTCTGTAAAATGGCTTCAGCAGTGTGTCGGGGCGACTCCAGACGGGAAAATTGGGCCAAAGACTATTGCTGCGACTCAAAATATTGCTCCAAAAACGCTGATCGAAATGATGATCGAACAGAGGATTGTGTTTTTGCAATCTCTTCCTACTTGGGGAGCTTTTGGGAAGGGCTGGGGACGCAGAGTTGTAGAAGTCAGATCTGAGTCTTTAAAAATAGCTGAAGCTCATTAAAAAGCGAAAATGAAATGACTACTCCATCTTGGGTTTTGACTTATGACAGCCTGACCGAAACGGTTAAGCAGTATCTTGAGCGAACGGATGCTGCGGTAGTCAATGCCATTCCGACCTTTATCACGTTGGCAGAATTTGAGATTGCAGAGCAAATCAAGACGCTTGGGCAGCTTCAAATTGTCGAGTCCACCATGACTGCTGATAACCCGGTTTTGCAAAAACCCGCTCGTTGGCGAAAAACTGTGTCAATGAACGTCCTTGTAGACGGAAAGAAGCAATCTGTGCTGCTGCGCAAGTACGAGTATCTGAAGAACTATTGGCCTGATGCTACACAGACTGATGTTCCATTGTATTACGCAGACACAAATTGGGATCATTGGTATTTGGCACCCACTCCTTCAACCGATTTTAGTTTTGAAGTACTCTACTACGAGCGCATTGCCCCTTTGAGTTCAACCAACCAGACTAATTGGCTGACACAAAATGCACCAAATGCAATGTTGTTTGGAACCTTACTGCAGGCAATGCCGTTTCTCAAGAACGATCAACGCCAGATTTTTCAGCAAAAATACACTGAATCGTTGCAATCTCTGAAAGCAGAAGATATTGCTCGAGTTGGTGATCGTCAATCTGTTGTAGTGGATTCCTGAATATAAAATCCAAGAAGGAGGCAGAGCCATGCCTGTAAGTTACACGAATCCATATACCGGCCAGACAATCAGCCCATCTCAAGTGGGATACGAAGCACTGACGATCTCTACTGACACCATTCTGCAGTGGCCCATTAACGGGAACACGACGTATGTAGTGGCGAATATCATTGAGGTTACTGCGACTGTTGGCAGTCTCAATCTGTACATGCCTCCAACCACTCAGGTGTCTGTAGGTCAGAGCGCATTGATTCGCAACGTAGGTTCCAATGCTTTTACGGTAGTTGATACTAGCGGCAACACAATTGTTTCAATTGCATCTGGTGTGGCTGAATACATTTACATTACTGATAACACAACCATCAATGGAGTGTGGGAAACAGTAACGTTTGGTGCTGGCACCAGCGCAGCCAACGCAGCTACTTTGGCTGGATATGGTCTAAAAGCCATTAACACCACGCTTAATACAGCCACTCCCGTCAATTTGTTTTCGGCAAACTACACTATTAACACTGCTGACCGTTCGTCAATGTATGTGTGGACTGGTGGTGCTGGCACGGTGACGTTGCCAGCTGCGGCAAATACTGGGGCAAACTGGTTTGTAATTCTCAAGAATGATGGCACAGGAATTTTGAATGTCGTGCCGTCAGGTTCCAATACAATTGACGGTAATGTATCTGCGCAATTGCAGATTGCAGAGTCTTTTGTTTTGGTGTCCAACGGAACAAACTACTATTCGTATGCATACGGTCAGTCTGCGCAGTTTTTCTTTACTCAGTTGGTAAAGAATGTCACTGGTGGAACGGTGACGCTGACATCTGCAGAAGCGTCAAGTATCATTCAAGAGTACCAAGGCACTCTGACATCGAATTGCACGGTGGTTGTTCCTTCAACGGTGCAGTTGTACTCGTTCCAAAATAAGACAACTGGTTCGTTCACGTTGACGTTCAAGACATCTGTATTGGGTGGTTCAACAGTCACGCTTCCTCAGAACCAAACCATTATTGCAATTTGTGATGGAACGAACGTTTATAACGCTCAGACATCAACATCCAGTTTCATCAATGCGTTGACACTAGGAAACGGATCTGCAGCATCCCCTTCCTTGTCTTTTACTGGTGATACGACTACTGGCTTGTATTTGGCGGCAACAAATCAGCTTGGTTTTGCAATCAATGGTGTGTCTGCTGGACAATTGACGGCTACGGGACTTTTGCTTCCTGTTGGCATCAAAGGTGGAGCTTTCTGATGACTTCGAAGGTTGTCGTATTACAAGTCGGCGCTGGCATTCAGCGTGACGGGACAACTTTTGCATCACCCACTTACATTGATGGCAAGTGGGTTCGCTTTCAGTATGCGCGTCCCAAAAAAATTGGGGGCTATGTCGGAGTATTTTTAAACGCCACAAGCATTAGCCGTGGAATGATTATGAGTTCAGAAAACGGGCTGAACTATGTAATCTCAGGCTACAACAATGGTGTGGAAAGATGGGTAACAGATAATGATGATGGTGTTGGATTCGGCCCAACTCCAATAGAAGCTATTGGATCTGTAGCGTCAATAATCATCACCAATCAAGGTTCCGGGTATACGAATGGAACTTATACTAATGTGCCAATAAATGCATCTGCTGGAACAGGAGCGGTTGCAACTGTGGTGGTATCGAGCAATCTTGTGTTTAGCGTCACTATTACTGGTGGTGGCACAGGATACGTTCACACTGAATCCGTAACAATCAATGCAGTTAATATTGGCGGGACTGGATCTGGATTTGCGGGATATGTAGATAATTTATCAACATATGCTCCGAATTCATTAACCTTATGGCAATTTGATATTGGATATGACGCTTCTGGTAATGGGAAAAATAATTTAATTGCACATCCGGGCGAGAATCTTGCGGACATCAGTTCAACAGTTAATACCAGACCAATGTTTGGGCCTTTCACGGGCACCACACTAACTCCAATAGGTATTTTCACTGCTACAGGCACGACAACCATCGGAACAAACACAGTCACATTTGCTTCTGTGATTGCTGCCATAGGTGCTGGTGTCTCAATTTCTGGAGCTGGAATTCCATTAGGTACAACTGTAGTCTCGGCGCTTGAAGTAGGAGGTGTTTGGACGGCAACACTTAGTGCAAATGCCACAGCTAGTGGAACTGTCACTTTAAACTTTGACAACAATATAAGCGTTTCTGGTGGAATTGTGATGTTGTTTCCGTACCTGTTTGTGTATGGAAACAGTGGATTTATCGGTAACTGTGCAGCCGGTGATTTCAACAACTGGACTTCGGCAGATTCCAACCAGAACAATGTGTCTTCCACCAAGGTAGTAAAGGGACTGCCTATTCGAGGTGGTACGACGTCACCTGCTGGATTGTTTTGGACATTGGATTCTGTGGTACGGGTTACTTATGCTCCAACTACTGTTGGCAATCAGACCTTATATTGGCGCTATGACTTAATCACGCAGCAGTCATCGATCATGTCTAGCCAGTGCGTGATTGAGTATGACGGTATCTTTTATTGGGCAGGCACTGACCGTTTCTTGATGTACAACGGTGTTGTTCAAGAAGTTGAAAATAGGCAAAACTTCAATTACTTTTTTGATCGGCTAAATTATAGTCAGCGTCAAAAAGTGTGGGTAAGCAAAGTGCCGCGATGGGGTGAAATATGGTGGTTTTTTCCAAGTGGAAATAGTACAGAATGTGATGATGCAATCATTTACAACGTGCGAGAAAAGACTTGGTATGACGCAGGTCAAGCCTTAGGCGCTCGTAGATCTGCAGGGGTATTTTCTGAGGTCTTTCGTAAACCCATCTGGGGGGGGTGGGACGAGAACGACACCGGAAGTTATACCTTATGGCAACACGAAACTGGTACCAATGAGATATATACGAACAGGGTCAATGCTATTGACTCATGGTTTGAAACGAACGTAATTGGTGCTCGGATGGGTTTTGTGGGAGCTGGTGAACAGGCCGGAGAAAATGTTTGGACGCGCATTGAACGGATAGAGCCTGACTTTGTGCAAGTTGGAGAGATGACTGTGGTAATTACTGGTAATGGTTATGCAGATGAATCACCTACGGATTCAGATCCATATCCCTATGATCCGACCACTCTAAAAATAGACATGAAAGAGCAGCGTCGTGAAATGCGGTTACGATTCAGGAGTAATACCCAGAACGGCGATTATTTCATGGGACGAGTGCTTTTGAGCATTGACACGGGCGATGTTCGCGGAACAGGGAATCCGTAAATGATTACCTATGATCCAAGAGGAATGACTTGGGATCAGTACTGTAAATTGATGGCTGAATTGTTTGCGTCCAATCAGTTGGGATATGTAGAAGAAGAAAACTGGAGAAGTTGGGTTGATGGTCTCAATGGGATAGGGTACTTTGTGCAAAGTGGAGTACCTGATCACAGGGGATTTCATACATGGCAACAATGGGCTGAAAAAATGTGCGGAATCATGTCTTTGGACGTTAAATAATGGCTTTTAACGTTTATATTCAAGGTGATGATGGTCTAGTCTCGGCAATGGACGAGAGCGGGGTAAACATTCCGTCTTGGTACACCGGGCCGATTTATAACTCCATTCCCGGCGAGGATACGACTTTCAAAGAAATACCTCGAGAATGGTTAGATGATCCTTATTTGCAATATGGCTCGGCTGGTTCTACTAAATACAATCTTGCTAAATTGGGTGGAATGGATCTGGCGTCCTTCAGTACGCCGGATAATGTTGCTCCATATCTAGAAGCAATTGCTCCTAAATATGATTGGTCTAATGCAATTAAAAAGGCTTACGACCAGCAAGTTTCTCAGTTTGGCTCTGGATTCTTTAGTGGTGCAGATGATCCCGGGCAAACAGCTCTTAAGATCATTGCTGCATCAGACTTGCCCAATAAAAAGCAAGCTGCTCAAAATATTCGCAATACCCCTCAGTTTGCTCAGTCTCAAGCAATGGGCAATGCTGCTTTTGAATACTCACAACATCAGAATGATGGAACAACATTTGGCATTCCAAATGAGGTTATAACAGCGGTTGCGTCATCATTCGGTGGCCCCCTTGGAATGATGGGATTGTCTACTGGCAGTGTGATAGCAAATACAGTAATAAATCAAGCCATCATGCAAGGTATTACGACTGGAGATATTAACCCAGAAGCGTTGGCTAAAACTGCAATACCTGCATTTTTCGCGCCAGAGATAAGTGGTGCTCTAGAAAAGGCAGGAATATCACCAGATGTAGCAAAAGTTTTGTTGAGTGCAGGTCAGGGGGCAATATCTGGTGGATTGGGTGGGGCACTAGGTTCTGGCATAAACGCAGCTCTAGGACAAATAGGGGCTACAGGAGCAAGTCAAGAAAATTCCTTTGATAATGGTTCAATGAATCAGGTTTTAGGAATTCCTACTACTCAACCAATTGAAGAAAATTCCTTTGATACTGGTTCAATGAATCAAGTTTTAGGAATTCCTACTACTCAACCGGTTCAAGATAGTCCTCTTAGTAATGTTTCAACTAATAAAGAACCAGAAAGCCCTGTTACTCAACCGGTTCAAGATAGTCCTCTTAGTAATGTTTCAACTAATAAAGAACCGGAAAGCCCTGTTACTCAACCGGTTCAAGAAAGTCCTCTTAATACTGTTTCAATTAATCAAGAACCAGAAATCCCTGTTACTCAACCAAATCAGGAAAATTCCTTTGATACTGGTTCAATGAATCAGGTTTTAGGAATTCCTACTACTCAACCAAATCAGGAAAATTCCTTTGATACTGGTTCAATGAATCAGGTTTTAGGAATTCCTACTACTCAACCAATTGAAGAAAATTCCTTTGATACTGGTTCAATGAATCAGGTTTTAGGAATTCCTACTGCATCAACTGAAAATACTACTGATAATAAGACTTCGTTATCTGGTGAAAATGGAGGCATTTCCGAGGAAGCTCTGAATACTTGGGAGCCTCAACTTCCTGCTGGAACCAACGTCACAATTGATGATTCTGGTTCAATGCTTGTAACTGATGATCAAGGGAATGTAATTTCAAGCACTGAATCTACTCCTGATAAATTTACTACTATAGATGTAGGCGATGGTTCAAAACTGGTAGTTGATATAACGACTGGTGATGTGGTTGATTCAATCAATCAGCCAGATGATTCTCAAGACTCCTTTAATATAACTCCAGATCAACCCACTGAAAAACCTACAGATCAACCCACTGAAGAACCTGAAGATCAACCCAAAATTGGTATTGACAAACTAGGGGCTATATTAAAACCAATCATTGGTGTTATAGGTGGATTGACTGGTAGCACAGGCAAATCAAAAACAGTAACAAAATCCCTTGCATCAAAAACCAATATTGATGGTGGAATGAATGCAGGTTTGGGAGATTCATCTGATTCTTCAGGAGTGCCTTGGCTATCTTCTACACCTGATATTTTGAAGAGTGAGCGCAGTTCATATAAACCATTGGAACTAGCAAAACTACCTCAAATGACTCAATTTGAAACATCAATGGGTGGTAATCAAGGTGGATTGCCATATATGCCAGCATATGCTGAAGCAGGCTCGGTATCAGACAATACTGACAATGTAGAAAACTTTTTATCAGTTATTGCTGGCGGTCTTTCTCCATTGAATGATGATGTTTTAAAAAAAATGCAGCCGGAATTTGTTAAAGAAATTGATGAACAAAAAATGCCGATTTATAAAAGTCACAAACCAGTTGCTTTGAAGTCTCTTGTTCAAATTAAACCCAAGATTTCCCATTTAGGAAATATGGAAGGATTATCTTCTGGTGGTCTGCTGAAGAAGTATGAAAAAGCCAGTCCTGCTGGGCACAATCCAGAGTTCATTACAGGGCTGACTGGGTTTTATGCTGATGGTCGTGGCACTGGGCAGTCTGATGATATTCCTGCTTTGCTGCACGATGGTGACTATGTTATGGATGCAGAGACTGTATCCGCATTGGGTGATGGCTCTAGCAAGGCTGGTCGAGAGGTTTTGGATGGGTTTAGAAACAAGATTCCACACAGTAAATCAACTGGTGGACGAATTGTTCCTGCCAAAATAGCTGATGGAGAATATGTTTTTCCGGCATCTTTTGTAACTTCATTGGGTTCCGGCGATAACAGGCGTGGGGCTAAAATATTAGATGGTTTGAGAGAGAAATTGAGGGCACATAAACGTGCTGCGCCATTGGGCAAAATTCCTCCGAAAGCCAAATCTCCGTTGGAGTACATTGAGAAGGTGAAAGGTTAAACATGGCAAACCTGCTGCAATCTGCGCAAACCAAAACTACTGAAGCCCCAGACTATTACAAGAATTATCTGAGTGGTCTGGCATCATCTGCAACATCGATGATGCCCGGGGGTGAGAATGCGCCGCAATATGTAGGTGCGCAACCTCTACAAGAGCAGGCATTTTCTCAAGTAGCGCAAAATGCGGGTGCTTATCAGCCTTCCGTACAGGCTGGGCAGCAGTTGGTAGGACAATCTGGAGCGCAGGACATTTCGGGTGCAGGGGCTGGTTATCTAGCAGCTGGTACTGCAATTAACCCATTGGCGGCGTTTGCACCATTGGCTGGACAAGCAGTAGGCACTTCACCGGCAGAACTGGCTGCTCAGTACATGAATCCGTTCATCAATACTGCTGTGCAGTCGATGTCGGATATTGCGCAGAGGAACATCCGGCAAAATCTTTCCCCGGCTGCAACCGCGGCTGCGGTGGGATCTGGGCAATTTGGGTCGCAACGTGGCGCTCAAGTTTTGGGGCAAATACAAGCTCAGGCAGAACAGGATCTGAACAAGAACATCAGTGACATGCTTGGGCAAGGATATGGGCAGGCACTCACTGCGGCTGGGCAACGGCAACAATTGCTGGGTCAACTGGGATCGACGGCATCAACGGCGCAGAATTCCTACAATCAATCTCTTTTGCAGGCAGGACAAACTTCGGGAACACAAGCAGCACAACAAGCAGAAGCGGAACGTCAGGCAGGATTAGGTCTGGGCACTTTGGGTGCGCAAGGTCAACAGATGAGCCTTGCAGACATTAACGCACTATCTACTTTGGGCGGTCAACAGCAAACGATTGCACAAAACCGTCAGATGTTTCCGCTTACCACGTTATCCAATTTGTCTGGGATTATGCAGGGACAGGCTGTACCTACTGGAACAAAAACAACGCTTGATATGTCTCCCCTTTCTGCATTGGGAACGGTGGGTTCTGGAGCATTGGGACTTATGACGCCCAAATATGATAAAAACGGAAACGTAATTCCCAATAGCAGTCCTTTGGATATATTGAAAGGTATATTTAAGGGGGATCAAAAGTCTAATCCAAATTTACCTGATCCTTCTAAAGTACATTTGCCTGAAGAACAAGGTGGGTTTCCAATTAATGAAGGGGCTGATCCGGCAGGAACACCAGTTGATGACCAAGGTAATTTGAATCCCGGATGGGTGATGGATGATACTGGCAACTATGTATATAAGGGGTATCAAAATTCTAATCCAAATTTACCTGATCCTTCTGAAGTAACTTTGCCTGAAAAACAAGGCGGGGTTCCAATTTATGATGGGTTTGATCCGGTATATTCCGGCCAAGATGGATTTATTGATACGGGATATTCCGGCCAAGATGGATGGTCTTATCCGGAATCTGTAATTTGAATCCCGGATGGGTGATGGATGATACTGGCAACTATGTATATCAGCCTGAATAGGAAATAAAATGACCAATAAAACAGAAAACAGCGTGCCTTTGTTTGATATACCTCCTGCCATAGAACCGGGAAAAATGAACCCAGCCGGAATGGATATTCCTGCTGTCAAACAATCATATGAATCGGCCATTAAGGCAAACGAAGATCTTATTGGTGCTCTTGAGCAAAGATATGCTCAACCAAATTGGTTCAAGGTTGCGGCAGGATTTGCCAAACCTCAATTGGGGGGATTTCTTGCGTCACTTGGTTCTGCTGCTGAAGCAATGGGTGAGAACGTAGAAGAACAAAGAGCAATTGCACCGACAATAGCGAGAATGCGTGCTCAGATTGAGGCAAGCAAAGTGCCTATGACACAACGTGCAGAGCAACAGCGTCTATTTGCAGAATGGCAAAAAACGGGTGATATAAAGCTTGCCGGTCAAATATACAATCTTGATCCTACTTCTGCTGCTGCACAAGCAGTCAAAGCGCAAATAGACGCAGCCAGCACTGGAGTTGAAACATCAATTGCTGCACAAAAAGCAAGCGCAGAACATCCTTATATGGATTTGAGTAACTATTTAATTGGACTGCAAAATGGCAAATTAGATGAGACTAAAAACTCTCTAATCGACAAAATATCTGCTATGGGGTACTACACAAAAGATCAGTTAAAGAATAAAGGTGTTAGTGAATTGATGACTCTTGCCAGTGCGCAAGACAATCAATTCTATGAAAAGAGTTTGGAAAATTCCAAAACTGCTGCAGATATGGTTGATAACTCAACAAATGTGTTAGGTAATCTTTCTGTTGCTCGTCAACTTGCTGCATCACCAAGATTAGAAAGATTGCTTGGATTGGAAAGTGGCTCATCGGCTATCTCTACCCTTTTCAGCTGGATGTCCAATGGAACTGACAGCAATCTCAGCAAACTTAGTGTGGCAGCACGGCAATTAGCAGAAAAGGATCCTGCGGCATATAGTGATTTCCAGATATTGAGAAAGTCGCTTGCTACCAATCTTGCTACTGCTAGAGAAGGAATACAGAATCCGTCTGTGGCTTCACAACAATTGTTGCAGTCTACTAATCCTGATGTCAGGATGACTAAAGATGCAATCATTAAGTTAGTAGATTTGCAAGCAAATCAAGCAAACGAAATGCTAAACCGTGCGCGATTGATGGCTTCAACCACAGATGCGCAAGGAAGAAGAATCAATCCGAATACGATTCAACAAAGTCATGAATATCAATCTATTACCAAAGATGCTAGAGCAAGAAAAGAAGCAATCCTGAACAATTCATTTATGAAGATTCGAGTTCCTGATTTTTACTCTCCATACCAAGTGCCTGTGGATGATGTGGAAACAGTGGTGCCCGGAAATAGAGAAGAACGCACTGAACCGACTCCTGCTGCACAGACTCCTAAGGCAAAGCCGCCTACGGCACAGACTCCTAAGGCAAAGCCGCCTACGGCACAGACTCCTGCTGCAAAACCTCCAGCAGCATTTACATTAGAAGAAATACAGGCACGCAGGGAACAATTGCGCAAGAAACAATTAACAGGAAATCAATCTTAAACAGGTGAAACATGGATTTGCTTGAAAACTTAAACGATCAATCATTGTCATTGCTTGAAAAACTCAATGATGAACAGCGATCCATTGCCCAAAAGGTAATCGCTGAATCGTTAAAACAAAGAGTCAATCCTAATTTTTCCCTTCCTCTTGTTATGCAAGAGAGTGGGTTTAATCCCGATGCAAAATCCCCTAAGGGCGCATTCGGTGTAATGCAATTGATGCCAGAGACTGCTAAGGGATTGAAGGTTGATCCAAGCGACGTAGATCAAAACATTTCTGGCGGCATAAAACTAATCAAAGAACTTTCTCAGGACAAAAGAATTGGAAATGATCCAATTAAACTATTGATTGGTTACAACACAGGCACCGAGACTCGAAACAGAGCATTAGAAGAAGGTATTGATGCGTTGCCTGAGGAAACGATTGCATATATTGATGATATTGCCAATCATGTAGGTGGAAACTTGCCTTCTGTGTTAATGGAAGATAAACAAAAATCTGAATCTAAAGATAAATCTGAACTTAAAACTGAATCTGAATCTAAGATTGATCCAAGAGAAATCCAAGAATTCGGCCAATTGGGATATCTTGGTGGATCTGCGTTAGGAGTAACAAAGATCCCTGTTTTTAAGGCCGGGAAAAAAGCATTTGATTGGGCTACTACTTCTGAAAAATCTGCATTACCAATTGCTTTAGCAGAATCGGCTAAAACACATGGTGGAGAAAATTGGGGTAAAGAATTAACTGGTGTAGATATCCCCGGCGCTCAAATGAACAAAGAAAGCTTAAAAGAAGCTCAACGTCTAGCACAAATTGTAGGTAGACATGGGGAACCGGGATTTCAAGGTGGTCAAATAATAGGAGGAATTGCAGTACCGCCTGAGTTGCGTCCAAGAAATGTTGAGCCAGAAGGAACTTTCCAAAAAATACAAGCGTTATTGAAATATGGAAGTTTAGAACAAAAGGAATTTGCAAAAAAATTGCTAACAAATGCCAAAAAAAATATAGGCACTGTTGGTGGATTTGGATCTATTGGGATGGGTGCGGGCATGTCTATTCCACAAGCAGCAGTAGAATATCAAAGAGGCAATACTGAAGGAGCATTGAAAACTTTAGGAACTGGTATGGCAGGAGGAGCGATGATGGCAATGGCGCCAAAAGCAGCGCCCGCTGTTAGTGCTATATTGGGGCCACTAGATGTATATAGAAGAATGACAGAAGATGATCCTACTGGCGCTGGAATATCTGCATTTGGAACGATTGCCCCACTGGCAGCTTTAGCTTTGACAGGCCCATTTTCGTTGCCATTAGCAGCCGCAGCGGCGTTTGCGCCAACGGCAATAAATGCTTATAGAGATTATAGACGAGGTTCGTTTGCGCCAACGGCAATAAATGCTTATAGAGATTATAGACAAGGTTCATCTGAACAACCTTGATCATGCCGACCTCCCCGGCATGTGGGCCGTGATGGCCCTTGTGGGCCTCCTCTGTTCCTCCATCCAGAGGAGGCCCATTTTTTTACTTAGTCGCGTTTCTTACTTGCAGTATCTTGTCAGCGACTAATGTGTTGACGGATTTTGCGATATCTACACAGGCTTCCCGTTCTTGCATTTGAATCTTGGGAGCCGCGGCAGAACAAAATGCTTCTGCAAGGGTGACCAAATCATTGCGCAGGAAGTTGTAGTCTTCTTCAAGTTTGGTATTGATAAAAGTTTCGACTATTTCTTCGACAGTTAGATACATTACACGCTCCCTGTTTTAAGTTTCCAAAATTGCAAAAGACACTTGAACATCTCCCAGCCTTTCTGCAGTTCTTCCTGTTCCCATTCAATAATTTTGACTAGTCCACCAAAAGTGCGTGAGACAAAGACGTTTGCACAACGGGCATCAGGTAGACCGACACCATTGCGGTAGGCAGCTAATTGCATGAGGTGCTCATCATAGGCAATCACTTTGTCGTTTGGGCCAAATTCCTTGGTTTTGACATCTATAACAATTCCAGAGCCGGAATTGCAATACAGGTCAATCTTTCCTCCGAAACCGGCAGGATCCGCAAAGCTGCGCTCAACCAGCCACTGTTGATCTGGTGCGGTTTTGAAGTGAAAGACCAAGGATTCTTCAACAGCAAGAGCTAATTGTTGATGTTCAACGGACTGAGAGCCAGCAAACCATTTCTCAATGGATTCGTGGATTCTGGTTCCCACTTCAGCCGCTTGCTTGCCTGTTTCCTTTGAATCGGCAACAATCCTTGTTAGGAAGGACTTTTCGGATTCTTGAGGATATCTGGGAAGGGTCAGTGCGGCCAGAAGCATCTGCTCGAGCTTCCACTGTTCCAAACCGGGCTTTGCAGCCATTTTTAGGATAGTGGTGACAGACGGCACCAAATCCATTTTTCGTGCGTCTCTGAGCGTTGTGGGACGATCAGAGCCATCTTTTGCCTTTACTGTGTATTGTGGGGCACCATTTCTTTGATACCAATGGACGGATTCTGCAGCTCTTGCAATGATCGTTGTCATCACCATGCCCCTATCCAGACTCCAGTACCATGCACGCAGCCGATGGGAAAAAAGATTGAACCGGCCAATAGACAAACCCATTTACCTCCATTGATGCAAGAGACAACATGGGTCAACCATGCAAGCACAACCCATCCCACAAGCAGAAAACTTCCAATGTTATTCATATTGCCTCCTCTAAAAAGGAATATCTTCACCAGCATCATCATCAGAACCGGGAACTCTCTCTGATTGGTTTTGAAGCTTCTGCCACTCTGGAGAAGATGCAATCTTTGCCTTGAGGTTGTCGCTGAAGGTTTCATACAGAACCATATCTGGTTCCTGCAGGTTAAATATCTCGTTCTTGTTCACGGGCTGGGGGAGACCGTTTTGCTTGATGACTCCCGGAACAGGTGTGACTCCATTGATATTAGAGTAGGTGTTCCCGTTCTTGCCTTCCCGGTCAATAACGTTGAGCATGCACCATGCACCCAAGATATTCTTGAGATCGAAGCGGCGCATTTCCTCAGACGTAAAGGGTTTGCCACGCCAAGATTGCAGATCAAGGCGCAGGTTGGCTTTTTCAGACCACGATAGAGTGTAGTTTTTGAAGATGGCAAAGGGTCTGCCGTCATTCATTTTGATGGGCTGTCCATTGTCATCTGTGCCGTGCATTTCCCACGCAATCATTATCTTTCGGAGATACTTGACCTGTCCCAAGTACTCGGACTTTTGAGTCCCAAGATCAACAATTCGGTAGCACCGCGCAAGGTGCATTCCTGATGGGCACCGCTCAAAATTACCCGTGTTTTCTACAATAAAGCTCATGTTCTCTCCTGTTTACCGTCCCATAGGACTATATCCGGTCACCTGACCGTACAGAGAATGTACCACATAATCAAATACTGTGTTAGACTTTCGTCTGTGGCATTGTTGCTGCAGAAAGGAGATACATGAATCTGCGTGAATACTTCAAGGATGAACCATACGGGGCGAAGAAGGAGATGGCTGATTACTTAGGCATCACTCCGACATGGTTGGGATTGCTGATCCGAAAAGCCAAGCGACCGTCAGCCCAGTTAACCAAGAAAATTGAAAAAGCTACACAGGGATTGGTTAGTGCTAAAGAACTGCGTCCAGATCTTTTTGACTAGGGAGAAAAAATGAAGAAATTGAAGCTTGAATCCATTTGCATTGATGGTGGGACACAGTGTCGTATAGTGATAGACCAGCCAACGGTTTACAGCTACGCGGAGCATATGAAAGAAGGCAGCGAGTTCCCTCCGCTTGAGACTGTATTTGATGGATCAACACATTGGTTGACGGATGGGTTTCACCGATGGCATGCATATAAAATTATTGGAATCAAAGAAATTGATGTAATTTACAAACCGGGGACTAAAGAAGAGGCCATCCTTGCTGCGCTCAAAGCCAACGCCAAGCATGGAAAGACCTTGACCAACGAGGACAAACGCAACAAGATCACTATGGCATTGTTGATCCCGGGTTACACCGAGAAATCTAACTACGAGATCGCCAAGCTATGCGAACTGTCAAAGTCATTTGTGGCGTCAGTTCGTGATCCCAAAGTTAAAGAACGGCAAGAAAATAACCGTCAGAAGTCCGCAGAGAAGAAGTTTGGAGATACTCGTCCGACTAGTAGTCCGACTACTAATCCGATTAGTAGTGATCCTGATCCGCATGCAGGTGCAAATCCTGATGATGACGAGATCAAGGCATCTGAATTGGCTCATCAGGCAGATGTTGATGCGATGCACAAGCTCTTGGAGTCTGACGATCCGTTGAAGGTGGCGCACGAAGAAATCAAGAGGTTGAATTTGCTTAACGGTCAACTTGAAGTGCGCCTGCACGGTTTGATGAATGAACGCAACGAGGCCGTGAAGATGGTCAAGAAATTGCAAAAAGAATTGGACAAATTGAAAGGTAAATAATGAACGCAGTCCTAGCTCCGCGTGAGAGTGATGATGGATTCCCAACCCCCCGAGACTTCCAAACCAATGCCCATGAGGCTCTGCGGCAGGGGTTTCGGGAGGGTCACAAAAACCAGATCATCATGGCCCCTACGGGGGCTGGTAAGACGTACCTTGGACTAAGGGTATGCCGGGAGGCAGTCCAGAAGGGGAAACGTGCGGTTTTCCTGTGTGACAGGACTACCCTTATTGATCAGACTTCTGCGGTAGCTGACCGCTATGGCATGAAGGATCATGGGGTGATTCAGGCCAGTCACTGGCGTCGCCGCCCCTATGAGTTGTTCCAGATTGCCAGTGTGCAGACGATTGCCAAGCGCCAATTCTGGCCGCAGATGGATGTTCTGGTAGTCGACGAGTGTTTCCCCGGCGACACTTTGGTTTCAACCGCACAAGGTTTAGTTGAAATACGCAATGTCCGTAGTGGCGATCTCATATACAATAGCATGGGTATTGGCCGAGTTCAATCCGTTTTCTCTAAGCCAGCAACCAAATTTGTCAAAGTGAGGGCTACTGATGGAACAATATTCCGATGCACACCAGACCATCCTGTATTTACCGAGTTGGGATGGAAATCCGCTGGCACCTTGGGTATCGGTGAGAAGTTGTTTCGCATACAAGGTTTGCGGCGTTTGTGGGACGAAAATTTTTCCAAAGATGGAGAAGTATCCAAACGGAACCCCAAGGTCGGAAGCGGAATCTCAATTCAGGAATCGCATGACTTGTGGTCAATCTTGTGCAAAGAGATTGAAGAACCCTATGCACAACGAATCATCGCGGGACAAAATGCGGGAGACCCTGCTGAAGATTGGGCACAAGCCAAAAATTCAGGGGGGCAATGGTCGTGGGCTGACATTACCTCAGCGTACTTTTTTGCTTGCCCTCGGGGACGAGTGGGTTACGGAATTTGTTCTGACGACGAAAAAGTCAACGAAGGAAGGATATCCACATCATTACAAGCTGGATTTGGCAAATGCTCGTTTGATGATTGCAATCGAATTGGACGGGATGAGTCATTGCGCAAAAAAGAGGCAAGAGCAAGATCGGAAGAAGGATTGCTTGGTGCGTTCTCTTGGGTGGAAAGTGTTGAGATTGAAGAACGAGGAAGCGATGAACTTGTATACAACCTACGGGTCTCAGGTCATCCATCATATTTTGCAAATGGCATCCTAGTTCATAACTGTCATACCACGTACAAGGCGTGGACTGAGTTTGCCAAGGAAACCAAGGCAGTCGTGATCGGGTTATCGGCCACCCCATTCACATCTGGTCTGGGAAAGCTTTTCACAAACCTCGTAAATGCCACCACGATGCACGATCTGACCCAGAATGGGGTTCTGGTGCCATTTCGTTTCTTTTCGTGCCACAAGCCCGATATGACGGGCGCAGCCACTGCCGGTGGGGAATGGACGGACAAGGCTGCTGAAGAGCGGGGAATGGAAATTATCGGGGATGTAGTTTTTGACTGGCAGCGATATGGTGATAACCGCAAAACGATTGTTTTTGGGGCGACGATCAAACATTGCGAGGAGCTGTGCAGGCAGTTCATCAATGTTGGGGTGATGGCAGCGGTATTTACTTCGGAGACCACCAGTAAAGAGCGTGAGAAGTTGTTGGAGGAGTATAGGAAGCCCGGTAGCTACCTGCGGGTGCTGATCAGCGTAGAAGCCTTGGCGAAGGGCTTTGATGTGCCTGATGTCGGATGCATCTGCGATGCACGGCCATTGCGCAAGAGTTTGAGCACCGCGATCCAAATGTGGGGCCGGGGCTTGCGTTCGTCACCCGAGACTGGGAAGAAGGATTGTCATCTACTGGATTTCAGCGGGAATATCGTCCGGTTCTGGGAGGATTTCAACGAAATCTATTTCAATGGTCTGGACAAGCTGGATGATGGGGAGAAGCTCGATAAGGCGATCCGCAAGCAAGAGGAGTTTGAAAAGACGGGGTGCCCGCGGTGCGGTTACACGCCTTTTCACAAGCGGTGTATGGCTTGTGGGTACGAGAAGGTTTCCCGGCAAATCAGCGAAGCCCTGCCGGGGCACATGACCGAGATTTACATGGGAGAAGGTAAAAACAAGAAAAAGCTGGCAGAGAATGCTCAACACCTGTGGAATCAGGTATGCGCTTATGCCAGAGTGTTCAGCAAGCCTGAAAAGCAGTCAGGACGGGCGTGGCATCTGTACAAAAAGATTACGGGGCAGGAGACTAAGTGGTCATTCAAAACTGCGCCGCAGGTTGAAATCAGTCGCAACGTGATGAACAAGATCAAGCAGATGAACATTGCCTACAAGAAGGGGATAAGGTGAGCGATTTCATCAGTTTTGCTCGAGGTCATGGAGTTGAGATCAATCCAAACCGATTTTTTCCCTCCAGCAAGATCCAGCGTTGTGGAACCACCGAAAAACCCCGGTCAGGCAATGGGGCGTACTTTTGGGACGGTGAGCGCGGATGGGTCATGGACTGGTCAGGAGAGGCTAGAGTTGTTTGGTTTGATGGGGATAGGGGTAAGCCTTGGACTGCCGAGGAAAAGCGTCTATGGGCGAATAAACGAGCCTCAGAGGCATCTAATCAGGAGAGGTCATATCAGGATGCTGCCAATCGGGCAGAAACGATTCTGAGGTCTGCAGTACAGGGGCATCACGATTACCTGAAATTCAAGGGTTTTGAGGATTCTCGAGGATTGGTGTTGGATGGCAGGTTGCTTGTCCCGATGCGTAACGTGGTGACGAATAAATTGCAGGGATACCAATCGATCTGGTGGGATCCCGATAATCGGCTCTGGCAAAAAAAGATGATGCCCGGTATGAGGGCCAAAAATGCCGTGCTGACTTTAGGTCTGCGTGGATGCGAGCAGACATGGCTGGTGGAAGGGTTTGCGACTGGTTTGAGCTTACGAGCGGCACTGAGGAGTGTGGGTCTACCAGCATCTGTAGTGGTGGCTTTTTCGGCCATAAATTTAGTAGCAGTGGCTGATCAGATTCCCGGAGACCGGTTTGTGTTCGCGGACAATGATGCTAGTCAGACTGGAGAGAAGGCAGCGCAGAAGACTGGATTACCGTGGGTGATGGCAGATGAGGTAGGCTGGGATGCTAATGACCTTCATCAAAAAAACGGGCTGTTTGCTGTTGTGGCAAAAATTATGGAGTGCCGCAAAAAAGCTGCAATCTATGCTTGACAGGTTTCTATAAAAGTTTAGAATCCAATTACTGCTAGGCGTGGAACCCCAAGCAAATAAGCCGTTAAGCCTGACTCCGACCCCGAATGGGGTGCAGCCTTTCTTAAAAAAAAGGTTGGTTTCCACCGGGGTCAGACTTAACGGCTTTTTTGTTTTTCACGTTCAGCACTTGGTTTGAAAGCAGTAATGCTACCAAGCGTCAGGGCGCGTAAGCTAATAGGCCGCAAGTGGGGCCGTACCCAAGAAACCGCGACACGGTATGCCGTAAGGCTAGGGGGCAGATCCTGAACAATCCGTGCGGCTGGTCGAATCATCAAGCCGAGGGGCAGACGGTATCCAATCCGTCGCATGATGATCCACTCTAGTGGGGTGATGCACCTTCCCTCTCTATCTCATGCGTGGGGTAGGGGGGTCTTTGGGTGATAAGAAGATAAGCATTAAATAAGGGGCCGGGCCCCCCCTTTTTTTTCCTTGAGAACCTAATTTGATGTTAGTCTTGTAGTTACCACCATGAGGTGGTTTATTGAGGAGAACGGGGTGTACATACCGATTAAGCATGAATTGATTGAAGAGGCTGTCAGGACGCACCAGAGGCGTTTGGAGCGTTTTAAGGCGGAGGGATTGAGTGCGGATGAGGCATTTGATCTGGCGGAGTCTCTGTTTGATCGGGATCTTGATCCTGCTGATGGTAGGAGGGTGTGTTTTGAGTGCAAGAACCTGAGAGGGAAGTTCTGCTCTTACTATAAAAGCAGCAACAGCAACATCCGATTTATGTTGCAGCGGTGTCCCGGATTCGATCTGAAGGGGGGTGCCAAATGAGAGCGGAATCCAATTATTTTGCTCACTGGATTGGGATGCAGGAAAGTGCTTCGATTCTCCCAAGCCAAGTCAATGCGGTGGTCAATATTCTGGAGCGGTTGAATACGGGCGATCTGATCAGTGTGGCATTTAATGGTGAAGATGAGGGTGCATTGAAGGCGCTGAAGATGTTGCGTCAGCGATTTGAGGACGAGATGTACGAGTTAGATCGTATGTCTCAAGATCAGGGGAGAGGATATGACTAGGGTGATTGGAGTGGATCCGGGTGCATCAGGAGCGTTGGTATTGATGTTGAATGGTGAACCGATTGAGTGGACGGAGATGCCGACGGTGAAAGTGGGATCTGCAACGAGGGTCAATGCGCCCGCGGTGACGGCATTTTTACTGGAGTCAAAAGTTGATCATGTGTATATCGAACAGGTTGGCGCAATGCCCGGTCAGGGAGTGGTCTCCATGTTCAACTTTGGGCACAGCGTGGGTACTGTGATGGGGGTAGTGGCGGCGTTGTTGATCCCATGTACTTTGGTGGCTCCGCAAAAATGGAAGAAAGCCGCGGGATTGATTGGGATGGATAAGGACGCTGCTCGAGCGCGGGCACTGCAGTTGTGGCCGGACTGGAGGGAGTTGAACAAAAAGGGGAAGGGGCAGGCACTGGCTGATGCAGCGTTGATTGCGAGGTACGGGCAATGAACCACAAGGACATCAATGATGCGGTGGATTTTTTGTACACGCACGGTGCCAAGTATGCGGAGGCAAAGGGTCATCGGGTATATCTGGAGGAGTACCGCAAGAGTCAGAAGGCAATGCTGATGAAGTCGGCGATGGCGGATGGAAGGGCGAAGACCGCGGTTGCTGCAGAGATAGAGGCGTACTCAGATCCGACCTACGTCAAGATGCTGGAGGGTCTGGAGGCCGCTGTAGAGCGCGAAGAGCAGTTGAGATGGGCTTTGGTATCAGCGCAGGCCCGGATTGACGTCTGGCGGTCTCAGGAGGCCTCCAATCGCACTATGGACAAGGTGACGATGTGATCCAGTGTGTTAGGAACATGCAGCCCGGAGACAGTTTTATTCTGCTTAGGACGATTGAGCAATACACCTTACTGCGTCGAGAACACACGACCCCAGCCGGAACGAGATATGTGGTGACAAAAAATGAATCAAGTCAATCATCTTTAAATCACAGTTGCCATGTGGAGAGAATCATATGAATAGCAGTATGAATGAGGCAGAACGCCGCTGGGTAGGCATGGTCAAAGAGCAGGAATGCTCTGTGTGTGGACAGCCGGGGCCGTCTGACGCCCACCACATCAAGCAGGGCTTGCACTATACGTGCGTGTCCCTGTGTAAGAGCTGCCATCAGGGCAGCACAATGGGGTGGCATGGGCAAAAACGGGCGTGGGCAATTGCCAAAATAGAGCCAATTGATGCATTAAATCAAACACTTAGGAATATTTTTAAAAATCTTCCAAAAAGGTGTTGACGGGTCTAATTTATTGTTAGATACTCTCATCACTGCCAACGAGGCAGGTTTAACAAGGAGATCTAAATGACTGAAGTTCAAGCAACCATTCAAGCCCTCGCTTCTGTTGAGTCCCTCACCAACAACATTGACACGCTGGCCGTGCTTGACCGTCAAGTCAAAGACCTGACCGCAAAGTGCAAGGTTCTCAAGGACGGTATCGCCAACACCTACGGTGAAGGGAAATTCCGTGGCGAGAAGTATGGCGTCCAAGTCGTCATTTCCAACGTCAAGGGCACCGTTGATTATGACGCTCTCTGCAAGCACTTCGGCATCACCAATGCTGATCTTGACAAGTTCCGCAAGGAATCGGCTGCACGAATTACCGTGACCCCCATAGCCTAATCAACCTAATTTTTAAAAACAAATGGGGCTACGGCCCCTATTGGAGATAAAAATGAGCCTGACAACAAGAGCAGCAGCGTTGCACCCCTGCCGTCGCAACGCGGCGAAGTGGGTACTAGCGGTGCGATATCTGCGTCGCAAAAATCTGTGGGTGCTTGAGAATGGTCGTCAACCTAAATGGGGAAACAAATGAAAAAAATCGTAGAGCAAGTTGAAGGTGAAGGACTTGAGGGTTTGTTGGGCGAGACGGTAACGCTCTTCTGTATGAACTACATCTACACGGGGAAGTTGACAGTGGTGAACGACACTTGTGTACTGCTGGAGAGTGCCTCCATCGTCTATGAAACTGGAGCGTTCAATCAAGGGCCTTGGAAGGACGCGCAACCATTGCCAAATAAATGGTATGTGCAAATCTCGTCTATTGAATCCTTTGGGGTTTTGAAATGATGCTCATGAAGATGCGGTCGTGGTCGTGGTCGGAGTCGGGGCCGCGGTCGCGGTCGGGGTCGTGGTCGGGGTCGGGGTCGTGGTCGCGGTCGCGGTCGGGGTCGCGGTTGCGGTCGGGGTCGCGGTCGTGGTCGCGGTTGCGGTCGGGGTCGGGGTCGGGGCCGCGGTCGTGGTCGTGGTCGGGGTCGCGGTCGCGGTCATATTGAATCCTTTGGGGTTTTGAAATGATGCCCATGAAGATGCGGTCGGAGTCGGGGTCGTGGTCGGAGTCGGGGTCGGGGTCGCGGTCGTGGTCGGAGTCGTGGTCGGGGTCGTGGTCGCGGTCGGGGTCGGGGTCGCGGTCGGAGTCGCGGTCGGGGTCGTGGTCAATATGAACCCAACATGCATGTCCTGTCGCCGTGTCCCCGGCGTGAAGAAGGTTCTTAGTATCAATGGCAGAGGCAAGCTCTGGAAATGTCAAGGATGCTTGGATCGTAAATCAGTATCGTTCTTTGCAAAAGACGAAAAGGAAAAAATAGAGCGGAGGACTCATGGAGCCTAAGATCGTCTTGTGGATGCTGTTTGTAGTGATTGCTCTATCGGGTTTAATTTTGCTATACGCGATTTGTAAAGTGAGTTCAAAACATTCACGGTGGGAAGAGGAAAGGGAGAATAGAAATGAGTGATCCGGTGATTGGCACATCACACCGCATAGGGAGCGAGCAATGATAAACATTAGCAAAATCGTGGCAATGTGGGAGAAAGATCAAGATGGATGGAGTATTAGTCCCGGCGTTGATTGGTGCGCGGAAGGAACGCGGATTATCGTTTACGGCGACCGGGCCAGATACGCCGCCGGGGGGGAAGCATGAGCGAAAATGATGGAGGAAGGGCATTCCCCTATGCCGCAGTACACGGATGCAACGGTGAATATGGCATGACCCTGCGCGACTACTTCGCGGCGAAGGCGATGCAAGGATGGTTAGCGTCTATGCCACCGGATGCAAAGTTGAAGCCGCCTGTAGTTGCAAGAATCAGCTACGAAATTGCAGATGAAATGCTGAAAGCGAGG